AGTTTCAAAGCTTTAAAGATTGGTCGGTTGAAAATGGATACCGAGAAGGATTGTCTATTGATAGAATTGATGTAGACAATGGTTACAGTCCTAATAACTGTCGATGGACAGACGATGTAACCCAGGCTAATAATCGTACGAACAACCACAAAATAACTATTGACGGAGAAACACTCACATTGTCTGAATGGAGTAAAAAAACAGGGATAAAATATAGTACGTTGTCAGCTAGAATAAATACGTATGGTTGGGATAAAAGGAGGGCGCTTGGAATTGTTTAAGTTATATGATTACCAGCAAAAAATGATTGACGATGCACGTAAATTAATGAGATCAGGGATTAAAAACATTGCAATGATTGCCCCACCTGGTGCTGGTAAGTCGGTTGTAATAGCTGAGATAGCTCGCATGACAACCAACAATGGAAAGCGTGTATTGTTTTTCGTCCATCGCCAAGAATTGGTGGATCAAATAAAAGAATCTTTAACTCAGCAAGACGTTTCGCCCGATCTATCAAGTGTCATGATGGTTGGTAAGGTTAAAAACCATATTAATGATTTGACAAAACCTGATTTAATCATTACCGATGAAGCACAGCACGCACGGGCGAAAACGTATATAGACATTTTTAAACATTGGCCTGACGTGCCGAGGTTGGGGTTTTCAGGTAGTCTATGGCGCATGAGTGGTGCTGGCTTTGATGACATTTATCAAGGGATTGTATATGGACCAACTGTAAAATGGTTAATAGATCATAAACATTTGGCACCGTTCACTTACTACGGATCTAAATTATTCGATGATAAAAAGCTAAAAAAAGCACACGGAGATTTTACAAAAGCGTCAATTAAAGAAGCAGCTACTGATACTATTTTTGGAGATATATATGATACATGGCACGACAAGGCTTCAGATCGCCGCACAATCGTTTATGCTTACAGCACCGAGCATAGCAAGGAAATAGCCGCAGAGTTTATTAAACACGGTGTAAAGGCCGCTCACGTCGATTCTAAGACACCTAAAGGTGAACGTGATAGGATCGTGGCTGCGTTCCGTACTGGAGAAATACAGGTTTTATGTAATTATTCGCTGTTTGATGAGGGTTACAACGTGAAAGAATGCTCGTGCTGCGTGATTGCACGCCCTACGGCTTCTATGGTTTTTAATATCCAATCAACCATGCGTTGTATGCGATACTTACCAGGAAAGCAAGCAATTATCATTGACCATGCCGGTAATTATATGCGTTTCGGATTGCCGGACGACGATCGTGAATGGTCGTTGACTGGTAAGAAACGTAAGAACGACGTTGACGCACCCGACATACACACTTGCGAAGCGTGCTATCAGGTGTTCTATGACTGGAAAGACAATTGTTGTCCGTACTGCGGTACGCCTAAGCCGGCACCAGACCCACGAACTGAACAGGGGAAGAAAGAGATTGAAGAAGCTGAAATGATTGAAATTGCCAAGCGCGTTATCACGGGTGAAGATAGCCTGATCGAGCTGTATAATAAGTTCAGGGCGCGTAAGATGACGAACACTGGCAATGTACGACGGCCGATTAACGCAGCGATTCGTCGGCGAGTTGCTGCGAACGGCGGTTATATATCGTCAAGCGAGTTACATGCGTTCGCCCGTGAATTAGGCAAAAAGTTGCCTTACATTTACAGATTATATAAAATGGCAGGTGGTAAATGATGAAATATGTATGGTGGGTAGTGTTAGTATTACAAATGATTAATACTGCATACGGTGTTTTGACGCAAGATTACAGCATGGCAACGTTCTCATTGATTTTAATGATTGTTTCCAAGTTTTATATTGACAGTTACGAGTAGTAGTAGTATATTATAGTCATCAATTAGAAAGGGTTGTGAAAAATATGACGGAATATGATTTTAACGATGGTGACATTGAAGTTGGAGATTTAGTTGCATTCAAAAAATACGAAGATATGACTGAAGAAGAACACTTTAGAATTAAAGAAGAGTTTTTCCCTGAGTTTGGAAAAGTTAAAATAATTGACAATGATGGTTGCTTCCGTATTGAAGACAGTGGATATTGGTTTAAAATTGGATCAGTTGATTATATTATCGCAAAATCGGAAACAAATGACATTCACGTTGGTGATGAAGTGCTTGTAAAGACAACCGTAGGGAAAGTTAAGGGGAACAATATTTGGGCTTCATGGGTTAGCAAAGACGATGTGGTAAAAGTTTTAAAACGTAAAGAAGAACGTTTTATCGTTAAAGAAGACCATTACGGTATGTATGTTAATGGTTCAGGATTATTAATCGCTGATAAGCGTCATGCGAAAATTTACAATTCACGCAATGAAGCCAACGATGAGGCTGCGGATATGCACTTAAATGCTTGGGATGTGATTCCATATGGCGATTAAGGGTAAGGAACAAGCTATACAGGATAGCATACGTGTTTCATTAGCACAAGCCGGTTATATAGTGTTCAGAACCAACGTTGGAAAGGTAAAAACGTCAGACGGAAGATGGTTCGATACCGGATTGCCTACGGGGTTCCCTGATTTAATGGGATATAAGCCTGATAACGGACGAATATTCTTTATTGAAGTTAAAACCGACATTGGCCGGCGGCGTAAAGACCAAGTCGAATTCGCCAACGGGCTAAAGAACAAAAACGTCATTTATGGCGTGGCTCGTTCGGGAGAAGAAGCAGTTAGGATTGTACGGGAAGAATTAAAAAAACTGGAGGACAAGTAGAATGGTAATTTATAGAAATCATGATGGCGAACCGGTTGTTAACGTTCCAGGAACGTTGTGGTATAACATCGTTGGCACGGATAAATACGAATTTTCCCCAGCTATTCACGGGGAGGTTTGGGCCGATGATTTTAATTTAGCAAAGGTAAGTGAAACACTACTGGTTAAAGCGAACGGGACAAACTCGTTGGAAACTAAACAATTGGTAGACGAAACCAGAGAGTATTTAAGTTGTGTTAATCGTTATATGCGTGATGAAGATGGTAATATCGTGCGTTTTGGTAATGATGTCGATAAAGAAAACAACGCCACACTAGACATGCGTTTTGGGGTTGTTGTCGACATGCCCTATAAATACCGATCAGCGGTTTCAATTAAGAAACACGATTGGATACCGTTTTCAAATGGTAATTGGCACAAGGTTAGCCGGATTAATAAAGATAATTCAGTATTACTTGAAGACAGCAAGATTCGCGATTACGCGTACCTTATTTCAGAAACGATTAAATACCTGCACGACCATTTACCTGAAGAAAAAGAAAGTTATAATTATGTCGTTAACGAAGCCGTCGAACACCCGTCGCATTACAATCATGGCGGCCGTGAGACAATCGACGACATCAAGGAACATCTATCAAGCAGCGATTGGGACGCGTACCAAGGTGGACTGCTGTTTAACGTCTACAAGTATATCGACCGTGCACCGTACAAAGGTAAACGTTTAGAAGACCTTAAGAAGGCCGCGTGGTACCTTAATAAGTTGATCGAGGAGGTCGGCGACAATGATTGAATATATATCATTTATCACGGCGTTTAACGCGGTTGCAGTAGCTGAGCATAAACAGAACCGTCCATTCCTATTGTTAGCAGCCAACCTTGCGGTTACTGTGGCGTTTATGACTATTTTTGGAGGTGCGCTATGACTAGAAGATTAATGGCTGCTGGCTGCATTATGCTGATTACTTTCATGAACTGGTTAGCAGCGTGTTCACTATCAGACGACGAAAGTGATTATCAGGAACTAGCAAAGAAAATGTTTTTAGAATCTGCACTTCCGGCGGCATTGGTAGCGGCAATAACAGTATAGAATTAACCGAGTGGGAGACTTTTTAAAAGTTTCTCACTTTTTTTATCTAAAACTATTGACTTATAAAATAGTAGTAGTAGTATATAAGATATAGAAAGGTAGGAGGTAATCAATAAATGGATTTACTAAAATCAATTGAGGCATTCGCTTATAACCACCCAAGCAAGTTAAAACGTTCGCGTAGGTATGATTTTA